AATTCAGGTGTGATTTTTTAAATCTTCTTCATAGAATAATGAACAGCCCCCCGACCACGCCAAGGTCCGCCGACATCGACCCGATCAGCCTAGAGCATTTCCCTCCTCAATACGGCATCACCCTCAACACCAAGGTGTACAACGCCCGGCAGCTGGCCAAGATGATCAACCACAACAGGCGACACGGCCGCCCTGTTCTGATCCCGCACTCCCGGCGACAGATGGCGCCCATCCAGATCGCCGCGATCATGCAATTGGCCGGGAGGGTGCCGCCGAGTGCCCCGCGCGTCACCACGCAACAACGGCAGCTCCAGACGGCCGAAAGACATCTCGAGACGGCTCTGGCGCACGGTCACCATTTGGAGGATCGTGACATCACGGTGCTCATCCGTCACCGTATGAGGGATGCCTACCCCTCGGCGGTCAGGACGCCGTACCACCACGGGCAGTTTCATCATGGCGAGAATCCAGGGTACACGCAGGGCGAGTGGAACCATATGGATTTGCTTTGGGAGACGGATATGGTCGAACGGTTGAGGGACCGGTTCCTGCTGACGCGCTCGATCCAGCTCTGAATAATTTATGTAGGTAGATACCTCCGGATGTACCTGTGGCAGGGCTTCAGAGATAACAACTTCAGAGATTACCTTGCAACGTTGACCGAGGAGATAAGCATTTACTGGATGAAGAATGTTTAAAGCAGGCAGAAAAAGACATTAAAAGTTTTAATCTAACGGCCGAAAATGTACAGCGACCAGTGAAGATTGCAATAGCAGGTCCTTTGATAAAGAAATCGACCGTAGAATTTTTGCAAGATTCAATTCAAAATAATCGTGATGGGGCTGGAATTTTGCAAGGGTTGGAGGTTTTGATCGTGGAGTTGAGGAAAGGAACATGCGTCACTGCAGAAGAACATTTGCGACTTCCCCATAGACCAACTGAGAGCAGCTCTGAACCAACAATCTGAAATAAATATAATTATTATTATATGGCACAATACCACGGAATTGATACACCTATTATCATGCGGCAGATCAAAAAGGCGATGAGATATCCCCGTGTTATGGTAAAAGTGCGTTATGCAGTGGGACCTCAATTTCATACCGCGTTTTTGCAGGTAAAGCTGAGGGAGTTCCAGCATCTGGCCACTGGCAAGATGCCTGTTTTGCTCCAGGCGTCGAAACATACTTCCACCCTCGTCCAATACTATGATTTTGCATCGAATACGTTCAAGGGATTGAGCGATTTTGAGGGAAATGATGGGGTAATCGATAACCTGCCCGTCACCGCGTCAACCGTCGAAACGGAAATCGAAAAAATCAAGGCCGCGTTCGTAAAGGCCGTCAATCAGCCACCCGGCACCACACTGACCGTTCACGTCCAGTACATCAGAGGAGGCAAGCCGCAGGAAAAGCGTTTCAACAGGCACAGCGTGATCCAGGGCGCGAATCTTCGCACCAGGACGCGCGCGGTCAAGAGGGAGATTGCCGCACGCAGAATCCAGAGGGCGTGGAAAAACGCCAGTTCCAACCCACACAACCCCATGGGCCACCGCATGCTGATGAATGAATTCAAAAGCCACCTTGAAGACGCCACTTAACCCTTGACCTTCCGGACCACCACCGTGGGTTTCCGGGGGTTGCTGAGCGGGGGCGGGGTCGGGGACTCTTCCGGGAGGAGGTCGTCCTTCCTCCCGCGCCGCTTGGCAAAGGTGTGGTAGGCTTTGCACCCGATCCGGAAGTTGAGCGAGGTCGGTCCCCGCAGCGGCGCCTTGTACCAAAAAATACAGTCCGTGAGGGCGTTTGATTGCACCGTATTGTCCAACACGAGGGCGTGATAATTTTCCGTCGTGTTGTCCATGATTGCTTGAAACATGTGAAAGGTGGGGATGGCCCCGAAAAAGTTCTTCCACAGCCTCTCCCGGTCCTGGATGCCCGGCGTGCGGCACGTGACCACGTAGTCCACGTTGGCCCGGAAGTAGGTCGGCAGGTCGCCCAAAAACTGGGCGGTGATGATCAGGCACACGCCATAATGCCGGGAATTGAACATCAGCTCGCGCATCTGTTTGCTGTTGAACAGCTTCTTGTCAAACGCGAGATCGTCTAGCACGATGAAGCAATTGCGCGTCTTCCCGGCCTTGGTCAGCGCCTTTTGGTTGGAGATGATGTTGTCGATGACCTGCGGGTTCCATTCGCTGTATATGTAGGCGTCCGGGATGCCGGTGACCCCCTGGAAATACCCGGTGGCCTCCTCGGTCCCGGACATGAGGATGCCCACGGGAATCTGCCGTTTGTGGAACAAGAGGTCGGCGGTGAGCACGGATTTGCCGGTGTTACGTTTGCCAAGCAGCAAAAACACGCGTCTGTCGTCCGTCTTTGAGAAATCGAATCGACGGAGCGCCAGCTGCTGCGTCGGCTGAGTCGTCATTGAGGCATCCAGGGATTTTCTTTTTGGTAGTTTTACTGCTTCCACCGCTTGCTGCACGCCAGGCACTGGATGAAACATGTCATGGGCTCGTCGGCGCTGCGTGTCTGGAGCTGGTAGTAGGTCGTCTTCTTGGACCGGCAGTGACCGCACGTAAAGGCGCCGTCAGAAGCGTTTTCGTGGTCGTTGGTCAGCTGTTTCCGGAGCTGCTTGAATGCCACGCGCTCAAACACCGGGTCCCACATGTCGGGGTCCAATTCCCAGGGCTTCATGCCCACCAGCTTTTTGAGCGGAAGCGCGCCGGAGGTCACCTGCTCACGCAGCGCTTGGTTTGGTTTCAGGTTGTACAAATCCAGGGAAACGGCCTTGGTGGTGTACCGCTCCCGGAAACTCTTGGAAAAGGAGGCGTTCCACTCCAGCGGGATGAAATCGGCCTGGCACGTCCGCAGCGTATGGTTCCACAGCACGATCTCCAGCTTCTTGCCGATCTCAGCGTCCCCCAGGGTGGCGGCGAACCGGGCGGAGACCTTGGCGCGCGCGGCCTCGACGTTCATTGTAATTTCATTGTATTATTTCCTTAAGTTTTTTTCCCGGTTCATTTCAATGGGCGTCTGGCACGCTCTGCAGATCATCGCAGCCGGATTGGCGACCGTGATGGTCTACTCTGTGATTACCCAAAGAAAGGTGGTCGAAATAACAGACGACGTCTCTCCGAAACCCCTTGAATTCACGTTTTCCAGGGGTCAGTTGGAGGCGGGCGAACGTGGCAAGGCAGAGGCCGATTTGCGCAAACAAAACGCACCGCAGACTTTAGTATAATTGAGCCCGCTGCCGTACTTCCGGCACGCTTTTCGGGGGTCTTTGATGATTTTTCCGCAGGAATCACGGAGAAGGGGGCCCGCGGGCGAGAACCCTTGCTTGTGGCTCCACACGTTGGCCCCCCGGATGAGCACCATGTCCCCGCTGCCCGCCGTGTCTCCAGAGGGGATCGAGACGTTTTGGGCGGGAACGTCAAACTCGATGGCCAGATCCCGCACCGTTCTCGGCGTCTTGACGCGGTACAGCAGATCCTTGTGGTGCCGGTACCAATGAAAATCGTTGTCCGGCGCCATGACCGCCACGATGCTGGTGTACCCCGGCGCGCACCCGAGGGAGTCCCCGACAAACCGTAAATCCCAGCCCATGGCCCTGCCGTCTGCCAGAGCCCTGGAGATCAGGTCGTCGCATTTCGTGAGGTCCACGCCCCCGGAGATCCCCGCGAGGTCCCCCGGCTGCAGCTTCCTATCGCCCGTATTTTTGTAGTAATCGACCGCCCACGCGTAGCAATTGTTCTGCCCGGTGCCCACTGGACTGCGGTATAAAAGGTCCGAATAGGTCTCCGACGTGTTGCGTTCGGCCATTTCGGTTGCGAGAGATTTTAATTGACATCATCTCCGATTGACGACGTACCGCGAGATGTACCAATGGATGATGGCGGATAAAATGAACCCGAGAATTGTCGTTGTGAGAGCTTCCGTATGTTCTGGATCGGTGAATGGCCAAAAAATCTTGACTGCAAAGAGCACGCCGATGATGGTTATCGAGATAAAAAGAAACGGAGGGATTCCTTGCATACAATATACAAGATTATTATTGCGGCGGGGCTCCATGTGTTTAAAAAAGAAAAAAATCAGACGACGCCGTTGTAGCCCACGCTGCAGTACACATTGCTCACCACGCCGCCGGTGGTCTTGGTCGATCTATAGGTGATTGCGTAAATCTCAGAATTGCCGTTGATGTACGTTCCCATGCTCATAGACGGTAAATCTGCCGAGATCGTCGAGCCCTCAGACCTTTTATTCCCGCTCGACGAGCCCACAGAATACCCGCTCCATACCACCACCCCGCCGGACGCGTACGTCGTGTTGCCCGGAATGTTGGACTGCACCGAGTCGGTGTTTGCAAAGATCATCGCGGTGCCGGTGATCACCGGGTTGAGGACCAGTTCCCAGTGGTACACCGACACCGAATCGGAGACCAGGGTGATCTCCATCGGGTGGATGGTCGCGCCGGCGAACGCGGGGTTGACGCGCATCGCCAGCGCGACAAACGTGTTGCCGTCCTCGCGCGCCCGAAGCGGGGAAATACCGCGGTCGATAGCCCGGACGTACCCGCTCGGGGATACTCCTCCCTCGGAAATCACCGTGCCGCAAATGGCCGTCACGTTGGCCGCGGCGCCGGTCCCAGAGTTTGAAATTTCGATGCGAAGCGGTAAATTGGGGGTCGACATGTAGACGCCGGCGCCCTGGTTGGCGTTCTTGATGCGGTGGCAGGGGTACATCTTGGCGTCGACCATGATGCCAAACTCCACGTCGCCCACGCCCAGCCACTCGAAGCAAATGTAGTAAATGTTGGATTTTGTCGTGTCCAGACGAATTCCGGTGACGTTGTCGGCAGTCAGGGTATCGATGTTCCATTGCGTTTGTTCAATGGGGTCGTCTAGCGCGGCTCCAGAAAAGGATGAACGACGAACGACGCTGAGGATTCCTGCGGACAATTCGAAAAATAACCCGTTTGATTCGTCAAAAGAACCCCAACGTTTTGTGACACCCGTCACCGGGGCACCGTAGACGCCGGTCATCATGATGAGCTGCGATTTCCCGGGTTGGTAATTCGGACGCACCAACGTTTGTCTCACGCGGGTTCCCGCGGTGGCATTGGACACGGCCAGCGTCACGGAAGCCTGGTTGGTGTTGTACGTTGTCGACGTCCCCGATCCAGAGGTCTGTGCATCATCCCACATATACGGTTGACTATCGTAAATGCATTTTGAATCCAGAATCGTCAACGGATTGGACACTCTCATTCTCCCGAAAAGATCCATGATGATATTGGAAAAGATTTATTTATACAACATAGGGTTCGACAACGGTCACTTTGAGCGTGATGGAAATTTGAAGCGCCGGATTAGCTTCCACGCTAGGGTCGTAATCCGCACCGAAATTGAACACTGTATTCCGAGAGGTCTTGAGCGAGACGGTCAATTTGTCGAGACGCACGCCCGAAGCCCACGAGACTTTGCGCTGGGGGTGACCTGCCGATCCGGAGTCTCCGTACGATTGCACGAATCCACCGAGGGCGGTGCTCGGAAGGAGTTTTGCAAAGGCGTTGGCCCCGGCAGCGTTCGTGCCGTCGTATGCACCTTCGAATTCGTCGAATGCGATGTAGATGCAAGGCTCGTTCAAGATGTAGTTGGTGTTGGGGTAGACGGCCGAGACTAATTCTACGGAACTGACGTTTTTGAATCCGCGTCCGATTGTGGCACCTGCAAAGTCCGGGAGACCCGCAAACTTGACTTCAAAGCGACTCGATAATGGCCACACTGAACGATCACGATCGATGGAGTCGATGGTCACGTAATATTCCTTGACGTATGCTTTGCACCCGACCGGATTCAGTAGAGCGGTCATGAGTAGGAGTACCGGAGAATTTAATTTACGAGAGTTACATTTATTATGGACTTTCAAATGCTTAAAAAATGCTTCGTTTGCTTTGCGGCATACGCTTGCATCAACCGTTCCAAGCGTTCCATACCCTTCTTCCGTTCCTCCATCCGTTTAATGGCATCCATATACGCTTGGCACTCGGTAATTTCCGCTTGCATCTCGGCAAGAATCTTGGGGCATAAACCCAGTTCAGCGATACTCACTCCCAGCTCCGGAGTCATTATAGTCAATTAAAGGATTTTCACTAATTTCGTTGTAATTAAGGATTTTAGATATATATTTTTTAATAGCCTAGGTTACATTCTAAAATATATATTCTGAATCCGTTAATATACAAACGTTTCCCTTTTTTTTCTATACCCCCCTCACTCAAAAAAACGTTTTCCGGAAAAAAATTCCGACACACGTTTTCCGTTTTTCCCGGATTCTTCGATATGATCTTCACTGTATTAGTACATCCGGATGTACCTGTGGCAGGGTGTGGGCTGAAGCCTTCTGTGCACCCTATAAACAACTTTTATATGCTATATATTACTTCTAGAGGGTCTCCAATGTACTGCCTGCGGTAAATCTACCCAATATATATATTCTGCTAAATAGATTACACGAGCCGGATGTCTTCTGACAGCACTTGGTTATCGGGTAAAACTGTGCTATATGGCCTCTCGTTTGTTTTGGCTGGGTTGGCTATGTCAGCGCTCGGAAACCATACCCCCATAGGAACCACAAATGCAAAGGATAAATCCGAAGTACGGGCTATGCAGCAAAAGCTGGCCCATAAAGATAAAAAAATACGGGAACTGGAACGGGAGAACATCGTACAGAAGAGGGAGGACGGTGCAAAAATCAAGGAACTGAAACAACAGGTACGCCGTCGTGTTGATGAACTTCTAGAGACGGAGAGAAAATGGAAATTGTTACAGAGCGATTCATAATTTATTGGATTCAAGGAGTTGTTACATGTTCAAAAGATTCAAATAAAAAAGCTTAAAAATTAAATTTAAATTCTAAAAAGAAAGAAAGATCTTTTTTTTCTCGGATTCTTCGACATGATCTTCATATATTCCACGGCCGACCTGTCCATAAACCGCTTGATCTCCGGCGAGGCGTGCGGGTACCCTTCGAGTTTATACACCAGCGGCTGCTCCGGATCACGGGCCGTGTACGGATCGATGGGCCAGGTGGACCGGTCGCCGCGCATCCAGTCGTCCCGTTGCTTGTCGGTCAGCACGCAGAGCCGTTTGGTTTCAAATAGTACCTTGGACAGTCGGACCGTATCCTCGCGACTCAATTTCCGTCCGACGACGGTCTCTTTGGTCTTCTCGTAGACCCTCCATAACGCGACAGAATACGCATTCAGCACCTCCATTATATTATTATATTATTTATTAGGGTTGTTACACTGGGTACTATACGTAAATAAAGAATACTATTTTTTCTCTGCTTGCTTGCTCTCGGAATTATCCCTAATCATATCCATGATTGCTTGCATCATGCGTTCCACGTGGATCGTCTTTGCCTCCATGTCATCCAAACACGCTTGAGCTGCGGCAATCTCCGCTTGCAGCTCGGGAATAGTCAAATTGGCAACTGACGCTTCCATTTCGGCATAAAATTCTTCTACCTCGTCTTCCATATCGTGTTCCGTTTAGTAACGAACTAATAACCTTAATTCGGTAGTAAATTATTTATAATTATTTAAGGAAGAGGAAGTAGGTGAGCTGGTTATAGAAAGAATTATTACTATTCCAGGGAGGTTTACTCAGGGACCATGCGGTCATCCCCGCGAAACAAAGTGTGGGTCTATTTTACAATCCCCGCACCGATGTATGCTGCGGGGGTCCTTCCAATTGCGTGGCGCGACGGCCAAGCGTTCTTTTTGGTTGGAAGAGACTCCAGAGACGATACATGGAGCGACTTTGCCGGCAAGTGCGAAAAATGCGACCGGGATATTGAATCCACGGCCGCCAGGGAATTTTGGGAGGAATCCTACGGCGTGCTCATGGATGCCAAGACCATGCGCGCCAGGCTGACGCCGCACACATCGATCCAGCTCCTGGGCCGAACGCAGAACCTCCACCCCTACCACTGCTTCGTCACCGAGGTCCCCTTTGTGATGCACCTCCGAGACGCCTTTCACAAACATCTCGCCTTCCTACGGCAGCGCACGGTGCACCGCATGTACCTGGAGAAGACCGACATAGTGTACGTCACCTACGAGGAACTCTTTGCCGATGCTTTCCCCAAGCGCAGTGTATTTAAGGAAACCCTCCTGCTGCACCGGGACCTTCTCAGAAGCATCGTCGTTTCCGGGCCAGAAGGGTTTCGAAAGTTGCTGTGCGTTCCGCCGCGAGACACAAAATCTCGAGTACCTCCAAATGGACCTGACGATTGTCCGCCCCGATGGCAATGAAGCACGCGAGATTCTTCACATGACCACGGATGAAGGACCTTCCGCGGACGTCGCTTTTGACAAACCGCCTCCACGCCGTCCTCAGCAGCAGCAGCATTTCCAAATGCCGCCGCCGCCCCAGATGCCTCAGGCTCCGCCACAACCAGAGGAATTAAACGATTTCGCCAATCCTAACAAAATAGACGACGGGTCTCTTCTCGCGGAATCTCCAGAGCAAGAGCAACATCAGCATCAACAGTTTGACGACGACTACGGTGACAACGATTTCGGGTTCGATCAAACGCCCGCCGCGCCCGAGGAGATCGAACCGACGCCCCCGTTTGCGACCCTCGCGGACGAACGCGCGGATCTCATGTTCAAACTCACCAGGGCAGGGCGCAACGGCATCCAGGTCCGGAGTTTTGGGTACAACGCCGATATCCGGGACCTGCGATCTGAGGTCGCGCGTGCCAAGGCCGAGCAAGACGTCACCGCCTCCATCGCCTTTCAACGCCAGATTTTGATGACCATCTGCTCCGGCCTGGAGTTTGCCAACCGCAAGTTTTCATACATGGACCTCGAGCTCGACGGGTGGTCTGAAAACATGATGGACGATATCGGCAAGTTTGACACCGTCTTTGAAAAACTCCACGCCAAGCACGCCGGTCGCATCTCGATGCCGCCCGAAGTCCAGCTCATCCTCATGATCGGGGGCAGCGCCATGACCTGGCATCTCACGCGCACCATGATGGGGGTGAAATCCAAGGCCGCCGCCGAAGAAGACGAGAAAAAGAAGAAAAAGTCGAAGAGGCGGCGCCGGTACGAGACGTCCGAGTCGGAATCGGAATCCGACAGGGAAGTCGAGCGTCGGCGGTACTCCAGACCCAAGCAACGAGCGAGGAAACCGTCGCCCCCGGAACGTCAGCCGCGGGAGATGAAGGGGCCTGGGTTCGATGTGGGCGGTATGATGGGGCTGGGCGGTATGATGGGGTCGATGATGCCGCAGATACCCGTGCCGGACCTCGCGCCGCAGTTTACGCGCCCGGTCAAGCGCCTCAAACAATCGAAACCGGTGCTCAAGGAACTCACTCCCAGTCCGGAGATCCAGGAGGAGGAGGCAGATGACTTGGACGAATCCGAAGAGTCCGAGCGATTGTCCGACATTCCCAGCGATTTAGAGGACGTACCAAGCGACCTCGAAGAAGAACAGCAGTCCCTGGTGGACGATGCGAGGGTCATCAGTTTCGAGAAACCAAAGGGGAAACGCGCTTCCAGAGCCAAAGTGGCGCCCAAAAACGTCATCGTGATCTGAACGGTCAATTTTTTTTAGGTGCGCATTGTAAGTCATGTCCAGCGAATACGCGACGCTCGAAGAAGCATTCGGGATTGCATCGTTCTTAGCCCCTGAACCCCCTATTCTGAGGGGCGATGTCGGGCAGGTGCAGGACGCCAGGCAAAAGAACCTCGATGCCGAAATCAAGCAGCTGTCGAAATTCCAGGAACCCAAGGAGACGGTCTCCGGTCAAACGCGGCAACCCCTGGAAACCTCCAGAAAACAGCTGGTGTCGAACTCCGCCAAGTGTCTCCAGAAGGCGCACGCGAGCGGAGGAGCCGCGGCGGCCTGGGCCATGGTCCCCAAACATCTCAGGGCCGGTATGATGTGGCACGCCGTCAAAGAGGCCGTCAGCTCGGACTTTGTGGTCATGGTCCTCATGGGACTCGCGCTGCTCATGCTCATGAAGTAAGTAAATTTTTGAGAAAATCATTTTTGGGTTTTATTTGGATCAAAACCCAAAAATGTTTCTGATGTTCATGCATGGCGAATTCAAACGGCGGACCCAGACACCTCCCTCAAAGCTCACGTCCAGTCCGACAAGAAGCGGTCAAGGAAGAACTGGTGAGACGCAACACTCCAAAAGCAAAACCAAAGCCCAAAGGGACGGTCAAACAAAGGCTTGCGAAGAAGCTGAAATTCAAGCTGAAATGAATGAGTTTTTCATCCTAGATTCGACCGCATCGGATTGGCTGCTTTGCGTCGGTGCTGGCGTTTCCTCTCGGTGATCTCAGCAACGACTGCTTTGCGGACGTACCGGCGTTTGGGCTGGCTCCAAGCATCTTTCGCGGTAAACCTGGTAAACCTCTGATGCTCGATAACTGTAGGTTTGAAAGGAAAAATCCTCATGGTGAGATGCTGTTTGCCCACGCCATACACCTTCAAGTAAAACATATCATGAGATTTTCTCGTGATATTCATGCCTTTGTACAACGGGACTCCCATGAAAGACATCAATCCCGTCCCCGGTTTTTTTTGCACCAAAGGGTGGCCAGAAGACCGCAAGTATTCTACCGCATCGTTGTACGCGTCCATGAATTGAACTTCGGTTGTCATTTGTTGTAATAAACTGGAGATTATATTCTCGCGGCGCACGTGGGATCGGCGTAGCCCTTGGTGGTCTTCTCATTGCAGCATTTCTCAAACTCTTGGGGAGCCTTGGCGCCACACCATTGCATGCCGTTTTTAGCCTTAGCCTTTGAAGCCGCGGCCAATCCGGAGACTATTGATTTTTGAACGGACATGACGATGATGGCCATGACCAGCGCGCAGAAAATGAGGGTGAGAATCATATACGTTTGGATCATAAAAAAAATCAACGCAACTACTTGCCAATTATCCATTTTATTATTACATTACATCACTAAAATCAATCACCCCGCCGATATTTTTGGGCAGGGGTTTGTACGTATACTTGAAATCCACGGGAGGAATGGACCGGCCCTCGCATGGGTACATACTGATAGTCACGATATCTTCATCCGGAATGTCCGGGAACTCCTCGTCGTACACGGGATCCTCCTCCCCGATCAAGACGATGGCGTTGCCGAGCATGCCCTGCGTCACGCGCACGTCTCCCCTGGTGGTGGTGGTCAGGGTCGCGTCGTAAACGTGCCCGGTCACGACAAGCTCCACGATTTTATCTCCGATAGAAGCAGCCATTTTTAAGTAAACACAACCTTTCCAGAGGTGGCGCCAAGCTCTAAAATATTGTTGTACACACTGAAAACCTTGACTTTAAATCGAGGGGTTCCGGGCACCACATTACCCTGCAGAGTCGCGGCCGAAAGAGCCCCGAAATCCGCGAATCCGGAAGAGTATCTTGAAGTCGCGTCCATGGCAAAGGAGTAGACGCCCAGGAACCCCGGATCCGCGCGCGCCGTGTACTCGTATTTCTGCACCGTATCAAAGTACGCCCCGGATCGCTGCGCAAACCGTTCCTGGTTGTTAAAGGTGACGGTCAGGCGGTCGAGGGGCCGGCGGATGTACGTGAACAACGGCTGCCCGGTTTCTTCAAAAGCCACCCAGACGAGCATCTTGACCGGGAAGCGCACGTTGCCCAAATTGACGCGGACCGAGGGCACATCCCGGACCGTGCCGTCAGAGTCCACGTAATAACTCAGCCCGTCGCTGTCGATCGCGGATTCGAACAACAGTTTCTGGGGCCGGAGCAGCCTGGTCTTCTCCGGCTCGCCCAGCTCCACGTAGTCGCACAGCAGCTTGATCTGGATGCCGGGGTCGGTCGTGGCGCCGGGCAGCAGCACGCCGATGGTCTCAAACTCGATGTCCAGTCGAAACGAACTCCGGGGGATGGCCTGGAGGGGCAGCGGCGCGCGGGAGGCCCCCTTCCGGCACGTCAGCATCCGCAAGGGAACGAACAACACGCGCGGCTGCGAGGCGCTCAGCGGCGCTTTTCCCACCATGCTCGACAACCCCGCCGCGTGCTCCGAAGTCGTGTGCAACCTATCGTAGAGATCGTACCAGAGCCGCTCAAAATTGTGGATTTCTTGGTCGTTCAGGAGCAACCGGACGCGGCGCAGCATGGCGTACCCGACGTTGGCGCACCAGGTCCCGCCCCCGGCAACCGCGGGCAACGTGACCTGGAGGTACATGTCCGCCAACAAATCCCCCGACTTGGGAATTTCCGCGACGGACCGCTTGCCCGGCGTGAAATCCATGGCTATTTCGTCGGTCCACGCCGCAAACGGGGTCGCGCGCCGGAAGACGGCCTTGAAGAAGGAAAACGGACCTCGGAGGGAGATGTCCTGAAGCCCGACCGCCGCGAGCTGCATTCTGGCGCCCGTTCCCGGGTTGCTCGAGCCGCCGCCCCCTGATGTGGCAGCCATTTGAATAGACTAGACGTTTTTTTTTACCCATCTCGACGCCTGGCGTTTTCCCTCAACGTAGGCCGCACGCAGGGCCTCGGGGGGCATGGCCATGTCGAGCGGGTTGACGGTGCCGGGGTCTATGGAAATCGAATACCGCGGGACCGAGGGGCGGGACGCCATGACCTCGTGCAACGCCCCGACAAAGTCTTCCATGGAGTCGATGGTCCGGGGAGGGGAGTCGAACACGACCGTCAGGGTCTTCCGGGGGTCACCCACCACGGGAGCGACATCCGCCACCGCGCCGTCGACGTAGAGCTTGCCTCTGTGGGGCACCGCCGCAAACACCAGGGGCACGCTGCACGATATGCGGAGGGCCTTGACCAGGCTGACGTCGGGGTGCGTTTCGTGCGTCCAGTATTCCGGCACGCTCTCGGTCAAATTACACACGCAGATGGTGAGCGTGAGGCCCGTTTTCGAGAAAAGGTCCGCCAGGGTGATGGCTTTCCGCAGGCCCAGGACGCGCTGGATCCACTTGACCAGCCCCTTGCCCGAATCCATGCCAAACTGCGCGGGCGCGATGTCAGGTTCTATGGGGTGCTTGGCGGTGACGGACATCATGCTGTACGGAGACCGGCCCAGGACCAGCCCCGCCGCGATCACCGCGCCCACCGACGTCCCGGCGTACGATGTGATATCTCTCAAAAAGCCGGCGCGCTGCAACTCGGCGATGGCGCCCAGGGCCAGGACACCCCGCGCGCCCCCGCTGCTCACCACCAGTTCCCGGGGGTTCATGACGCCGGTTTGCTCTTGGAGGAATGCTTATACGCAAACTTACAAAACTCGCAGAAATTGAGGGAATCGAAAATCGGCCAGCCGTACTGCGTCGCGTGGTCCTTTACGGTATGGTACAAAACAACGAGTTCCTCGGACCAGTAGTATTCGAAATCATCCCTGGTCAGAGGGGCTTGGATGGCGGGCACGTAGGCCAAGGCGCCGCTGAGGTCAAAGGAATCTTCTTCGCCGGCAGAGTCTCCCAGACCTTCGAATTCGTCCGGGCGGTTCATGCTTTTTTTATAAATCATCGGTTTCTTAAGTCGGTTTATTCCGCCGTGGTCTTGCCCTGGCGCGTGCGTCTCAGGGACTCGCATTCGGTGACGTTGCGGTGAGAATTCATCTGCGCATAGACCGCGTCCACCTTGTCTTCCGACCCCAGCGCCGCCTTCAGGGAATTGATGATGTACTCCTTCTTCAGACCCTCGGTGCGCTTGCCGTTCTTGCGCATCAGCTTGCCGTCGGCCACCTGGAACTCGTCGATGCGGTTGTCCTTCATGAATTTGAGGATGGCCACGCCCAGCTCGTCCTTCTTCTTGCGGATCTCGCGCAGCGCTTTTTGAGACCGCATAATCTCGTCGTACATTTCGATATAGGTGCGCACGCCTTCCTTGAACGTGGTCTCGGTGAGTTGGGGGCCGGACATGTTGCTGCGTTCATCGCGCATTTTCTTTAAGACATTTTAACGACTATTGCCCGGGGCGGACGCTTCTCTTATAGTCTTTGAGGACTCCCATGATGCGCCGTGTATTAGTTTGGTGGCCATGGCCTTTGAGTATAACTTCCCCGGGAATCGTTTGGATGGGGTGCTCCGTAATGGCGAGGTGAGGTGCTCCGTAATGGCTCATATATTACCCTTTTTCCATTATTTTATGAGAAGAATTAAATTATGTGCCAATAAAAATAGTAACATGTTCCGATTCTCACAAACAGAGTACAATAAAATTAGACGTCTTTACGACGACCTCATAATTCCAAGGGGCGCAAGAGTTCCACAGCTCCCCAGTCCCCTAGTCCCCCAGAACGCATACTCGTATGAACGGCACATGCGGAGTTTGGGCTACCGGTTCATCGGCGACATTTCCCCACCGACCACGCCACGCAAGCACAATACACGACGGGGATTCGTTCATCCGGGGCAGAAAAACTAGAAAGACAGGATAGAATGGACCCCAAAACCATCGTCCTCGCCATCGTCACGGTCACCGACGACATTTCCCTGGCGTGCACCACCTCGCTCCTCCGCCTCCAGCAGATGGCCGGGCGCCGCACCGACTGCCGGCTGGACGTCCACGTGGTTCCCTCCTTTTTAGAGGCCCTGAATTTGTACGCCTCCGGGGACTACGTCGTGGTCATGGACGCCATGGCCGGGGTGCCGCCCGAGTTTGTCTTTGGCGTGCTCGATGCCCCTCACCCGGTGATCGCCGGGGTCTACCCCCTCCCCACCGTCGATTGGGAACGGGTCGGCAAGGTGCTCCGGGACCCCGAAAGCACCGAACCCATCGGCCACGCGGGCAACGTCTACAACCTCGTCCCGGCCTCTGGATCCCTGAAACGCTACGTCCCGGTATCGTCTGTCACGGAACTCAAGATCCTGGCCGTGCAGTCAACCCTCCTGGAGCAGCTGGCGGGCCCGGACATCTCGTACGTCGACCCCGTCACCAACAAACCCAGGTACCTCTTTGCCCACGAATCCGTGTTCAAGGACGCCTACCAGAACGCCTACCAGACCTTTTCACGCCGGCTGCCCTGCGCCATCGTCGCCGACCTCGACGCGCCCTGCGTTCTCTCGGCGCCGGCGCAGTTTGCGGGGTGCGTGGGCATGCGCCGGGTGTTGCGTTGAATGCGCTCTATGCGCTAATTAAATGTCTTCAAACACGATCTCGACGTCGTCGTCGTTGTTCGCGATGGCGGGGTCCGGAGCCACCAATTCCCCCAACCGCCGGAGCTCCGACGCCTCGGCATCCGTGTACTTCCGGATAATATCCGCTGTTTTGGTATCGAAATCCCTGAACGATACCAAAACGACGTCGTTGTTGTTCACCCACTCCCGTCGCCGCATGCTGCCCCGCACCGTGCACTGCTTTTCGGTGCTGTCCTCCAACAAAACCATCATCCTCCCGTTGCCCAGGATCTTGGTCACGGTGCCGTAGGACTGGCTGCCGTCGTAGTCCTTGGTCACAAACTCGCGTCGAGGCGCCTTATTCATCGATCGCGCGGTTTTCACCCCTCGCGGCATGGACGGCAAGCGGAGCTCCGGTGATCACGCCGGTGGCTATTATCAGGGGGCTGGTCCGGAGGATGCCGAGCGTTTTTCGAACGATGCCGCAGTACCCGGTTTCCGCAAACGACAACCACGAATTGCAGTGCCCGATGTAGTGCGCCGTGAGGACCTGATGGAGCGACGCGCAGCTGATGCAGTAGGCAAGGACGGCGATGTGGTATCGCAGCATCAATGACGTTGTGGGCAACGGCCGTCCTTAAGTTCTTTTTTGTTGGATTGCAGGGGCTTAAAGAGAGGACACCAAGCAACCTCAGAAATCAAAGAAGCCAGCCAAGATGTCGGTCCTCCTCACTTCCACTTTCGATCCCAAGGCCATCAAATTTTCAACCCTCGAGAAGAACAAAAAGGGGGGCAAGGTCGTGTACGTCGGTCTCGATGACGCCGCCAAAACCCGCGTCGTCCTCCAGACCCCCGCCATGGTGATGCCGTTTGGGATCAACCCCTACCAAGAATCCCCCGGAGGCGATATCCAGAGCTACAGCGTGGACGTGTCCTTCAGGACCGCCGACGTCGACCCCATCGTCGCCGAATTCCAGGCCAAGGTCAAGGAACTCGACGAGATCCTGATCAAGACCGCGCAGGACAACTGCGAAACCTGGTTCGGACCCACCATGAAGCGCGAGCTGATCCCCGAGTTTTACCGCAAGCTGATCAACGATAAGAACCCCCAGTACCCCCCCGTCCTCAAGGTCAAGGTCGGCGTCGGCATGAACGGAGAGCCAAGCGCACAGTTTTACGACGAGTCCCGCGCCCCCGTCGGCATCGAGTACCTGTCCAAGGGGTCCACCGTCAAGATGATCGTTGAGCTGTCGTCCGTCTGGTTTGTGAACAAGACCTTTGGCGCGACCTTCAGGCTGGTCCAGGCCGCCGTGGTCTCCAAGCCCCGCAGGCTGCAAGGGTACGCCTTCCAGGAAGAGGAAGTTGTTGGAGAAAAGGAAGAACCCGAAATGGGCAGGGAGACTTTCGTGATGGGGGGCGTCGAAATGTGATTGATTGATTATGTAAAAATTTTAGCGAAATCTATTTGGTATTCATGAACCCAGAAAAAATTATTTTTATGCAGAGGTCATCCGCCCAGAGTACCGCTTCGGTTGCCCGCCCAGAATTCTTCTGAATACATCACCCCATGATGATGATGTACCCCTGGTAGTAGTATGTTGATCGATGCGTTTCGGCTGGGGACCCAGCTGACCGACGCGGCTCAGTCCAGTGACTCCTGTGTGTTTTGTATGGTTTTGACCGGCGTGTTTCGGCTGGGGACCCAGCTGACCGACGCGGCTCAGTCCCGCGACGTGACGCTGTTTCAGCTGATGGGTTTGTGGGTGTACAAGGTGATTTTTCGGGTGGTTTTGTAAAACGTGGTTTTTCAGCAGACGATGTTTATCCGACTGGGACAATGGTGTGTTTTTTTGAGGAGATTTAACAAGACCTTTTTGAGGAATTTTATTTTTATTTTTGTGCGTTCCTGCCTTGTGTTTTTCGACGACTAAATTTCCTTTGGCGTCCAGTTGCACGTCGCACCTCTTTGGGTGGCACTGTGTTTTTTCTCCGTACTGGGCGGCCGCCAAGATGCCTCCATGTTCCGCGTTGGCTTCGCATTCGATGGATACTCCCCGGATACACATCATGAAATCTCTCATCGGTTTGCCTCGACGCAGGGCATCTCTGTACACGTGCATGTTGACCCCACGCTCGTTCTTTTCAGAGAGCATCTCGAGGCCTTGATCGATGGCTTTTTGTTTGGCGGGCTTGGCGTTGAGCCCCTCGAGACTTTTGGGCGCGACGCCAAAGTATCTGTAGACGGCAACTTCCCTGGCGTGAGGATCGTGACCGCAATACCGGAGAGCTCTTCCCACGGCTTGGTCATCGTCGGCGGTCGAAGGCAGGGGCGCGGCAAGATGCACGGCCTGTAACCATCCCATATCCAACCCTTCAAACACGGTTCCCACAAACAGTTTGATGCGTTCTCCATACTTGTTTTTGGACGATTTGAAGAAATCCAGGACGGATTTCATTTGATCGGCGTCTCCGGGCACGCCATCCATGGTCCCCGGATAAAACGCGTAAAATCGCTTCTTTTCACCCAAATCAGCATCGATTTCCCATGATTTTTTGGACCCTTTGGACACTTGTTTCAGATACTTTTGGTCTCCGGTGATGCGTTCGTACCCCAATCGGCTCTGCATCACGTCGACCGTGGCTTTGAGCACGTTTGGGTCGGGCACGTACAAATATTGACACCCCTTGGTGTTTTCGATCGCTTTGAAAATGGCTTCCATCTTGGAACTAAACACCACTTCGGTGCGCCCGTTGATCTTGGCGGACAACAGCTTTTCGAACGCGGCTTCGTCCCCTTTGTAGAGATCCTTGACTTTCTTGGCGCCCAGGATGCAGCTTCCTATCATGGATTTGATGTAAAATTTCTTCGAGTCTTCGGGGTTGGAGTTCAAGTTGGTGGCTTCTTTGTACCCCTTCATTTCGGCCAACAGCGCCGCAAAGTACCTGGGTTCGAAGTTTACGTACTTGTTGATGGGTTGATGGTCCGGTCCAGAGAGGTGGCCGTAATGGGTTTGGTCCCCTCGGATATCGGCATAACTCACAAGACCACGGATGATTGACGGATTTGCCACAAACGCTTGCGGGGTCACCACGGGCATGCCCCAGGGTCTCACCACATTGACCATGCTCATCACTTGCCCCGCGGTATCTCCTGGTGTGGCAGTCAGCGGGAAGATGTATGATTTTTTCATGTACGCTTCCGTCTGTAAATGTTTGGCCATGTACCCCAACGCCTCCGATTCAGCGCCTTTATTGCGGGGTTTATACATGTTTTGAGACTCGTCGATGATCAAGACGGCGCCTTCGGTTTTGAGTTTATCGATTTTATCCGCTTTTCCTGCGCCGGCAAACACCCAAAAGGAAAGAATTTTACCGCCTTGAAGCCTTTTGGAGATGACCTGTTGTCCTTCTTCGACGCACCATTGCTTGAACGAGCGCGGTTCTCCATCCGGTCCGGGGAACGTCAGCTGCTGATTTTTATATGCTGCTGTGTTCCAAAACTTCTCTGGGGGCATGTAGGAACATTTCGAAAACATGATTTTGGCGTACTCTTTCCCGAAGAAGATGAGTGCGTTTTTGGCGTACTCGGTCAATGGGTTGTTTTTGGCATTTTCGTTCGAAGTGACAAAGAAAATTTTCAAATTTGTTTTCCAAAATGCAGCCATTATACCTGTGGCACTCACGGTTTTGCCGGATCCTGTATTTGCATACACCAAAATACCTCTCCGATCGTTCGGTCCTAATTGTTTACCAGAAAGAGCTTTGCTGGCCATCAACTTTGCGGCTTCGGTGTGCACAACTTGATGAGGGCCCAGTGCGTCTTTCCCGCACAACCAGGCACCTTCTTCCACCTGACGCAGCAACGGGTCCATTTTCCCCTTGATTCCTTCGATCCAACACGGTTCCGTAAACGGGTTTCCTACCCCCCGGTTGATCTCTTCGACGCACAGACCTGCTGGGGCATTCGCTGTCTTTTTTGTGTCCGATTGAATTTTTGTTTGTTTTTCCTTGCGTTGTTGGGGGGTGATCCCCGCGTTTCGCAATTCTTTGGCTTTTTGTATACGCGCCTTGATCACCGGACTGTTTTTGTATTTGTTCAGCAAAGCCTGTGCGTGACTCTGAAAGTTGACGTTGCTCGATTGCCTAAACAGACCCTGGACGTTGATGGTGTGTTGGTCTGACCTTTTGGTATCTTTGAGTTCTTGCGCCCGGGAGCTCATCTTGTGTTTCAGTGCCTCGGCCTGTGCTAGGCCCATAGTTTTCATGGGTATCTCCATCATATGCCCCTTTTTCATTGTCTACCAACTAGAAGACAAAAAAAAACGGAATTATTTTTGAATTACACGCGGCCTTCGTAGTAGGACCTGTCCTGGAAGACGCCGCTGGGGTCGACGTAGCTGTAGTCGGCGGTGTCCACGGTCGCGGGCGCGGTCATCACCGGGGAGGCGGTCATGACCAGCGGCGCCACGGGAGCAGCAGCGGGCACGTCGGGAAGAAGCGCGAGCGTCTTGGCCCACATCGCCTTTTCATCGTAAGGTTTCTTGTAAAGCTTGATCTTCTTCTTCGAGGCGGTCATCTTCTTCTTCTTGGCGGCGGACCAATTGGAAGGGTACCCTTCCTTGGTGGCCACCTTTGTGACAACGTAGAGAGAAAGCAGGGCGAAGACCAGAAGAACCTGGGAGGACATGTAGTGTACCCTTAGGAAATTATTACATGTTGCGCCTCCTGTTGCGCCTCTGTTGCCTGTTGTTCCTGCGCCTCCCCCGCCGAGCCCTCCTCATATCCCTCCTCGAGCGTGGTCCGGTGGGTGCTGCTCGCCCGGTGGAATAAGGAAAATAATACCCTTCCTTGGAAACCTTGAAAAGGATGAATAAGGCGATGAGTGCGAAGACCAGAAGAACCTGAGAAGACATGTACTCTTGGCCAATATTTTTTTTACCGACTATAAAGAAGAGAATGTACGACCTCGGCCTCCAACTCAGACCCAACAACACGGACATCAACAAGAAGGATTTCAAGAAAGGGTACTCGATCCCGACATGGACATGAGATAATAGACGACTGCAAGTGCGGGAGGTCCGTAGCATATCACCGCCAACGGCCACAAATTACCCAGCTGATGATGCATTGGTATTCACCAAATATATAAAACCGACGCGCGTTTTTTGGAGGCGATTTTTTGTAGACGCTACCCCTAATGGCCTCCGTTCTCCCCTTCCGCAAGGTATCGCTCGACGCCCTGACCTACGGCACCATGATCAAGGATACCTCCGCCAGGCTCTACGTCGTCCCCATCGAACCGGCCGTCAAAATCCAGACCACCCCCATCGCCCTGGCAACGTCCCTGGAAGACCCGGAAATCCCCTTTGTGTACCTCACGCCCGACGCCTCCCTCGCGGCATTCTTGGCAAAGACCGAGAAGACCATCGCGGACGCGTGCATCACCAATAAAAAAGACTGGTTTGCCGTGGCCATGGAAGACGACGTCCTCCGCCAGGGGTTCAAGAGCTTCTTCTCGGAAACCGGGTTCAAGGTCAAGGTGCCGACCGACCTGGCGTGCTTTTCGGCCGACAAGACCCCCATCGGGCGCGAGGATATTCCAGCGGGAACCATGGTGCGCGCGGTCATGGAGCTCTCACGCGTCTGCTTTGGCCGCCATGAGTACGGGTCCACCTGGAAGATCACCCAACTCCAGCTGGTGCCCACCCAGTGCCTCATCGAGGACGAACCCGTCGACGACTCCGTGGACCCAGGCAGCGACTCGGACGTCGGCGAATTCCTGTGAGTGTCAAAATAAATTCTCCGGGAATGGAAATGCTGTCTTCCAAGGACCTGCTCATCGGCTTTGCCCTCGTGCTCGCCTTCTTCCTCATGAAGTCCAAGTCCGGAAAGGAAGGGTGGAGGCCCTTTGCGTGGTACGGGTACCCGGGCACCAAGCCAGGCACCCTCGGCTACCAGGCGCGCGGTAATTGGTGCGGAGTCGATCCCGCGACACGCACCGTCGACAAGCCCCTGCCACTCGTCCCCCCCATGTCCTGCGGCAGGAAGGCGTGCGGCGGCAAGCGCTGGATGAAGTAACTTCGAATTTTTTTTCCTGTGATACAAACATAGCCATATCATGGACAACGCGACGCTCAAATATCTCCTTGCTGCGGCTTTCGCGATCGGGGTTTTGTACATGATGCGCACCTCCGAAAAGTTCCAGCCCTACGACGAGTCCGACACATCTGAATTCATCCGGAACGCTCCCTCGGGCGTGCAATACCCCAAGATCGCGAGGAAGACAGACGGGTCCCTCCTCAAGGCTGTGGGCAAGGCGCAGCGCCCCATGAACACCGGCGTCTCCGCCCAGCTCCTGCCCAAGCCTACCGCCGACGACGGCTTCGGCCAGTTTGCACCAAACCCCGAGGCGCTCATCGGCAAGAACTTCGTGGACGCCTCCCGCTGGGTCAGTCTCGGCGCCATGACCACCCGCCGCAACATCAACCGCGACCTCCGCGCCGAGCCCGCCATTCCCAAGACCAACGGCATCAGCCCATGGAATCAATCGTCCATCGAGCAGCAGGCCCAGCGCAACCCCCTCGACTGCCTTTGAAAGTTTGTTGTTTTACGAAAAAAAATGCTTTGAACCGCGGTCGTTTACACGGCGGCTCACAGCATTCGCGTTATTTATTTCTGGTCTGAAGTAAATGCCAAGCAGAAAATTAACAAATTTACACACGGAAGCCATGAATCAGATTCTTGCTCGTCTACCTGCCAGCAACAAAGCGCGTGTAGCAGTCACTTCAAAAACAATGAGAAACCACGTCAAGCGCGGGATGGAGGGACCGGTGTCGCCGCACCCCCTCCACGATCGATTACATGAACCGGAAATGAGGCTGGTCACACTCATCGCCAAACGTTTTAAAGAATTACGCGATTTTTTTGATATTTGCATCGAGAAAAATCGACCCGGAGAAAGCATGTACAACTACAACACGAACAACATTAACAATGAGCTAATCGTTCCAGGCCACCCTGCCCAAACCAGAAGACGTCAGGAGCGTAAAGAGCTCACGAAAGAGAGGTACGATGCGTTTGTCCGGTTGTGGAATGCTCATAGCAAGATCCCGCCCGAAAATGTCACGCTCGTTCCACATAAAATCAGCGATTACCACACAGGATGCAATGTCGTTATTTCATGCGGCTCATTGTACTCTATTGAGGTCTTTTTTTCATTGTACGACACAATGATGTCGATTATCGATTTTTGTTTTAAAAACAAGTACGCACTGTTGGACTTGATAATAGATGATGTTAAAGACGACGATGCACTTGTATTAGACCGGGATTTCAATAAACAATTGGACACCAGTCTTGTTGGCTCTGTGTGGACATCAGTACAGGGACGTAGAGAGAGGTATAAAGAGTTGCGCTCCACGACTACTGTTGGTGGAATAGATGCTCTCAGAGGCTCGGCTCGAGTGGTGTTGATATTTGACAGAGTTCTCCAATTTTTGTACGCACGAAACATAGACACAGTGTACGTGGATGATTACTTTCAACACGCCCTGAGCCTGAGAACCTTGTTGAGAAAGAGCGGGTTTAATATATTCACTGGGTATAGAATCAACTCACGGATTACAGGACAATGAATTTTATTTCGCGTGTACCATCATCGCAAGTAACAACCCTAATGTATTGTGACAAACAGGTGCTCCCCGGTGACGTCTTTGCTGACTTTGCCAAATCGTCTGATAAAGCGGTGCACTTTGTCGACGAGTTTCTTGATGTCCTTGGCGGATCCTCTCGATGCCTCGAGTTTGAGCACGGTCTCGAGTCCGTCTTCATTCACCGATTTGTAGGACACCTGGGCGTGTTTGTCCTTGGATGTCAGCTGGACCTTGGTCGGAACGAGTTCGCGAAACACGGTGCCATCGTCTTCGTTGGTCACGGTTTCGTGCAACATCAGGATATATCCTTCCCGGGGGAATAGAACGATGTACGTGTCGGTCCCCAAAAGACGGCATTTCACAATCTGGCTCTTGACGATCGTGCCCGGTTCGACCAGCAGCATCGACCGCAGCCAGACGAAAAACGGGTAACTTCCCGCCCGAGTCATGCGTATACGTTCCAGTTCCTTCTGAACTTTCGTGTGTCGTGTCGGGTCCATGCGCCGCTCGATGAACCAACGAGAGCTCTCCCGGGGGGCGTATCTCACGCTCGCCAACTCCAGCATCTTTCGGTCGACGCCCAGGTGCCTTGCCACTTTTGCCGTGGCGTTGTTCGGGTCGAGAGGCATTTTATCAATCTGCCTGGCGCTGTACCCCAACCGTCTCATGGCGTTTTCACTCACCCTGTAGGCGGGTACCTTTAGGGTTCGTGATCCTGAGCCCGACGCCTCTTCACCGACCTTCCTTTCGATGTTCCTTTCAATTCTTTTCATGGCGTTTTCCGGATCGGCAGGCATTTTACCAATCTGTTTGTCGCTGTACCCCAACCGTCTCATGATGTTTTCTGTCAGCCCCCTGTTCATGATACCAACGAGTTATTTAAAATTTTCTTCGGTACCATCATGGACCCTCTCCTGGAAAAGCTGTTGCACGGACTGCGCCGGAAGAACATCGACGCGCTGTCGGCGGTCTGCATCCTGCAGGAGGCCGTGCGTCTCGTGCCCCGTGACGAGGTGGAGCACACTCTGAGACGTCTCGCCGCCGGGAAGGATGGCGTTTCAGGCACCGCGGACGATTTGGTTCCCCCGGCAACCGTCGAGCAATTGGTCAAGTTGCTGGACACCGGACTAATCCAGGACCTCGTCGACGCATTGAAAATCAAAAAATGGTGCTGTCTCTGAAAAAATCTTGCGTTCATATATGCCTCGATCCATATCCGGTGATATCCGACGCTACCGCAAACAGTTGGAGCAAAAAGCAGCAAAGAAGATGATCAAAAGGTACAAAGCATCCAAGACCCCAGGGAAGCCGCTTTTTACCTCCGTGGCCTCGCGGCATCTCCGGCGACATCACTCGACTACAGGCGTCTTGTGAACGAGGCCGGCCTCCCCATGCGCACCAACGGCACCTGCCCCAGGGGGATGGTCGGTCCCCACGGTGGCCGATGCTACCCCCGGGGGTGAATTAATACCTTGGTGAATAAATACACTGATGGAAGAAGCGTTCCAAGCCGCTCAAGACTATATCCGCCAGATGGGACTCCCGTTGGAACCCAAGACAAAGGGTGTCACATCGTACCAAGGACATCCGTTGTACAAATACATGTCGATCGCCGCGAAATACCCCAAATCGCATCCACAGGGGGAACAAAAAATTTACGTAAAGGTACGCGATGGAATACCGGCGCGTTCGTTCGATCTAACGCCCCAGAAAAAAGAGACGAGGCCAAAAAACAAAGCATATACTCACCCGGACGATACCGTCTATAACTCAAAAACGGCGAAAGAAGCGTTCAACGCTGCCCAAAAGTACATCACCACTTCGGGATTGTTGTTGGAAAGCAAAGTGGATGGGTCGTATACATCTTACAGGGGACACACGCTGTATAAAGGCATGCGGATCTTTATGATGACAAAGGGCACTCCTTACGTTATGGTAGAGTTGGCCGGGTTGCCCCTTCGTACGTTCAGACTGGTTCCAAAAAAAAACGCCGCCGCCGCCCAGACCGAGCTTCACCGCCGCCGCCGCCGCAAAATGGCAGTTCCGATGCGATCGTCCGTAGCTTAAATATTTAATTCCAGGGTGCACGCATCGTTCATCAACACGCCAAAAGCCGGGTCCATCGCCTCCAAATCCAGGGCGTCTTCCCGGGTCGCGGGAAACCCAAAGGTCAGCTCCGTCGCGCCCACCATCTGGCACTCCAAGACACGCGGGCACGCGCTGAAGGTCTTGACGGCGCGCACCAGGCCGTCTTTCATGCCGCGCACCACCACCATCTTGAAGTCGTTGCTGGCACCCTGCGGCCCAACCCACTGCGGCGCGTGCATCTTCTTCGTCACCTTCTTGCAGAGGTGCCCGATCCAGACCTGGAACAAGCCGTTCATGACCACCTGCAGCGCCCGGACTTCGTAGACGTTGTAAAAGGAGTCGCACACGATGACGATGCCGTACCGCTTGCCGGTGAGCTTGATAGCGAACGACGCTGGCGACAGCAGCTGCCCTTTGATGTTCGTATGGGGCCAGGCGGTCTGCATCGTCTTGATGTGCTCCTCCAGCGTGCATTGCCCCGTTTGCATGCCTCGGATGGCATCGTTCGCAAGTTTCAGCCCCATCAGCGCCATCACGCTGAAATCGCAGGAAATCATATGCAGTTTGATGCGATCGTCCAGCGTCAACATTATTATTTATTTATTTTATTTGCATATAAATAAATAAATAATAAATTGTTTTTTCGATTTCTCAACTAACTAATCCACCATGCGCATGGTCAGGCGCTCCCGGATGTCGCCTTCGTACATGTTGGTCCCGATGTGGCACATGCCGGACGCGAGGTCCACGTAGATGTCCCCGCCGATATCCTGGAACCGGCGGCAGAACGCATAGTCCTCGCTCAAATACCGATGCGATCCGGGGTCGATCATGCAGTCCATCACGGCCACGTACTCCTTGACCGGGTGCTTTCCGGGGTTGATGTCGTTGACGCACTGCAGGTCCGGGTACGCCGCCTTCATTTTCGTGATCACCGCCCGGGGGATCATCATGCACCCGGTCGCGCTGTCCAGGACCTTGACGAACCCGTCCTCGATCTTGGCGTCACTCTCGACGATGTTGATGTTGAAGTCGCAGGTCTGCATGTGCAGCGGCTCCTCGGTGTTGGCCACGTCCAGCCTCGACCAATCGTAGGATTTCTTGGGGTACACCCCGGTGACCACCGCCTCCGGGTTCTTGCGCGCAAACGGCAGCAACCGGTCCAAGATCGCCGACGCCGAAAACGCGAGATCGGCGTCCAGAAACAGCAGAAACTGGGCCTCGGACTGGTGGAACTGCTCGATCAGGATGTTGCGGCCGCGCTGGATCAGGGATTCGTTGCCCAGGAGCTGGCAGGCCATGACGATGCCGCGGCGCATGCACTCTCCCTGGAGCTGTAAGAGGCAGGCGACAAAGGCCGCGTTCAACTTGCATCCGTAGCACGGGGTGGCCACGTAGAGCTCGATCGCCATTTGTGGTACCCCTGATTTTTTGGGGGCCCGACAAACGCACGTGTTTTTATTTCTCTTGCAA